CGCGCGATCCGATGAAAATGAAAATATAAATGAATTATTGATCCATTGCTTAAACCGGGCTTTAACAAAATCCCAATTCAACAGATTTACTTTTGTAACACCTTCTTCAACGCTATCATTCACCATATCGACGTCTTCTTTTGTCAAACAGAACCATTTAAAGACATAAGTATCCAAAAGAATCGCGGCTTTCAAGTATATTTTTTTAGATGTTTCGATTTTGGGGTCATCCGCAATACCTCCGAACTTATCGTCGCAATCAGCATCACATGAAGTATATTCATTCGTATAACAATATGGCCATTCATGACGGTCGGTGGGGAATAACTTATTCAAATTAATGTTATTATGTTTGATACTTTCGGGTGCCGCAAAAAACATGATATTCACACATATGACAGAAATGATAATCGTCTCTATAAATAGCGTTAAAACACTAAGTCCAAATTCTTTAAGCGCTTCTAAGTCAAACAAAGATTTTGGCTTCGATTTTGCTTTCGTCGGTTTGTCATCTTGTTCTTTTGATGATGTGTCTTCGGTATCGTCATCACCATCGAACATCCCGCCTACTTTGCTAAACGTTCCTTCTTCTTCGTCTTCTACTTCTTCTTCATTATCAGCTTCAACATCATCGGGACGTTCTTCTTCATCATCCGCCATTTTTGGTAAGTTATATATACCATAGATTATTATAACGTGGTTGGAACCACCGTATTATTTGTTGTGTTTTCATTATTAGTCGTATTACAGGAGTTAGTAGAAATACTTGGTGAAATCTTGATAGGTGTCGCTGGTTTAGAAAAAGACAGGCTAGGTCTTGGTCGTGATGCGGCCGGAATACGGGCGCGTGCAGCACCAGCACGAACGGCACTAGCACGAACGGCACCAGCACGAGCAGCACCGGCTGCCAACGCGCCTAAAAAGAACAATTTGCCCTCCGGTACGACAGATTGGGAAGTAGATATGAATGGTTCAAAGGAAAGCATTTTATACAATATTACATGAAAAATAAATATATGTAAATAACGTAAATTATATACACGTCTGTTATGAAATAAATTCATCTGAATAATGACAATACGCTATGTTGATATAGATATGATTTTCAGATAGATATGAAACATGACAAAAATATCATTACCGCGCATACATTAACCCGCAATTGCCTGATACAAAAGTAAGGACATTATACCGCTCTTCTAGTATATGTAGATCATAATTATAAAGATAAATATTCACATTCGGTTTATTCATTCCGATAATCTCTCGTGTATTCGGATTACAAATCACTTTCACTTCTGCCGAAGAGTCCAACGGAGGATAAATCGTCGTCATTTCGAGTTCAATCTGATTGAATTTACTCATATTAATGGCCCCACTTGGTTGAAGTTCAAACGGGTCTGAATTCAGACAAAAGTTATAGCAGTATATTCCTGGTTTTGCACTCCCTCGTGTGCGTGTATATTTCTCTATATAATTATATACCCCAGCATCCAGCAAATTCTCACGGTATTTTCCATTCAATGAAATCCCGAGCATCTGTAAAATGTCGCGTTCATTTTCCGATTGAAAATCCCCCGTAATATGAAGACCTGTAAGTCGTTTATCCCGCGGATTGATGCCTGGTCCAATTCCATTTTTCGGACCATTTTTATCAAAATAATATCGGTCATTGACAAAATCGGGTCGTTCTCTCCACGCAGTGGTTTGAAGGTCGCTTGACGTTGTCACGATTTCATTAAACTGCGTCTGTGGCGAACCACGCCAGTCGTCGTCAATCGGAGCTGGAACGATATCATACGGTAAATAATTGTAGGGCCAATTTGTATAATTACTCCATTCATTCCGAAGATTCACATCACTTCGCTGAAAAAACAGCGTCCATGATGCAACCATCCCCATTGAATTCTCAATTTTGATTTTTTTATTCCCTGTGACATCATTGAAGACCCAATCGTAATATGATTTAATCAAGTATTTTTGCTGGTTGGCAGCAAACACTTTGGACTCATCATCCGAGAGAAAACAATACGTTGCCATCAGATGAACGTCAGCATTCCAATCGGTTCGAATACTGGGATAAGAATTCAATGTTAAATCAATACTCGGAGGTGGATATAAAAAACGCCACATTTGATGAAGAGGGTTCGTGAAATCAGGTTGGACAACAGGCCAATAATTCACAGGGTCGCCTACATCACGAATGGTAAATAACTCTTTCACCGGTCGCAGTGTAACATCAATTTGAAGTTGATTATATTGAAGACACACGAGTGGAAATGCCATCTTGGATGACAGCGTAAACCACGCATTAATCGGAATATAGATCTTACGCCCACGAATAGAGGGTTCTGCGCCAGCAGTATTTGCTGTGCGATACGCATTCGGATATTGATTAAGACGCGCACCAGAACATCCCGGATTATATAATTCAGGGACGTGTCCGGTCATTTGATTGTATAATTCACGCTTCGTAGCATCTAAGTCCCGCTCTACAATCGCCATAAGGTTATTTCCTGTAAATCGTTGAAGTGTCATTCCGCCTACAGAAATAACAATCTCCTTAACCATTTGGGTTCCGATATTTTCAATCCAACGAAACTCATATGGCGCCCACATATCTTGAGAACGGGCCGGTGGATGTATTGGACTCCAGATAGAGGGCAGTGTTACACAGATATACGTATCCATCAGCAACTCTGCGTACCTTGGTATATAAAATGTGAACTTTGACTCCTCTGTCATACGCAGTTTCTTCTGACCGTCAAAATCAATTCTAAATTTTTGAAGACCAAAATTCGTATATTTAAGATAGGTGCTTTTAAAAAAAGACTTCTTTGGATTTCCATTTAAAATAACATTTTGATTGCCGGTGGCGATAAGATTCAATAAACCGCCAGTCATTTTCTGCCGCTGGTTATTTTAGTATAGAATCACGTTGATATAACTTTATATAATAATATTTTATTTACGATATATAACAACACGTACGATTCATAACTCGTGATAACTCGTGATAACTCGTGATAACAATGAAAGAAGAAAGTCTAGAATATGTGTTCATCGGATTTATTATATTAGTGTTTGCTTTGTGGAAAATATCTGAACTCATCAAGACACGGTCTTTTGAGAAACGTCGCGAAGGGTTTAATGCTATGACTGTAGTCGAAAAAAATAAAAAACAGAAATCACTCAATGATGGCGCTGTTGTTCCTTCTTCGTCTAGCATTATTACCGACACAAAGAACATTCTCGGAGACGAACCCATCTTATCTACGGAGAACTTTGATATAAATACATCCGAATCAGATATGACGGTTCATCAACGTAAGAAGGCCGGAACAATGCTAGATTCATTGGTATTTCGCACTTCATTATCTGAACCATTTATCGAAGGTATAGAAGAAGAAAACCACGATGATGACGGAAAAGAAGGATTAACAAATCCCGATGATGTCAATATGAAAAAGTATATTGATAAAACCATAACCTCCATCAACCCAAATGATAGTCAGTCCAAGTTCAAACTTCGTGATTATTATATCAAATCCGCATACAATGCGTTCAATCCCGATAAATTCAAAAACTCGAATGTCAGTATGGATGCGTTTCTTTATGTTCTCGCACGTGGGTGTCGTTTCATTGATTTCGAAGTATTCTCTGTCGAGAATCAACCCGTCATCGCATCTTCTTCCGTGAATTCATTTAACTATAAAGAAACATACAATCATATTCCAGTATCTGACGCGTTTGAAGTGTTAGGGAGTTATGTTTTTGCTGGTTCCAAATGTCCGAATCCAGGAGATCCATTCATTATTCATATGCGTATTATGTCGCAAAATATCACAATGTATGATAATCTTGCAAAAATTATTTCAGGAAGTAAGACACTCGCACGAAACCTCCTGGGTCCAAAATACGGACGCGAATACCAATCCAAGGATTTAGGCAACGAAAACCTCGCGGATTTTAAAGGAAAGGTTATTTTGATGGTAGATGGGTCAAACCCCGTATACCGCAAAACAAAATTGTTTGAACTTGTGAATATGAGTTCAAAGTCATTATTTTTGTCAAAATATACCTATTTTGGTGTAAAAAATGTAGGCGATCCACAAGCATTTAAAGACGCAAATAAGAAAAATATGTGCTTGGTTCTCCCGGAGAAGGGGGGGCGCCCTATCAACGATGGGCATAATGGACCGTTTACATGGGGATGCCAAATTGTTACGATGTGCTTTCAGGAAGAGGCGCGAGACGAGAAGTTGAAGGCGTATGAAGATAAATTCTCGTCTGTTGGATATGCGTTCATTTTGAAACCGGAGGACTTGCGCTATGTACCGATTGTAATTGCACCACCGAAACCGCCCAACCCGAAGGCCTCGATGGAGTCGCGACCCGCAGAAGCGGCGGGTGGGGTCAAACTTACGCTGTAAATTCGTAGTTGCCCTTTCCCATAGATTACGTCTACGACTCACAACGGATATTATAATACGATTTTCTAATCATATGATAGTATAATATCATATCATTTTCGCATATCATATTCGTTATCCGTTATAAGGTATTCAAATGTCTCGAAAGAATAAGCGCTCACCCGTCAACGGTGATAAGTCCTTTGAAGAGAAAGAACTCGAAATCCTCCGCGCAGCTGTGGATTTAGTGGAAAAGAAGAAAGGCGAAGCCATTATTCAAGACCCCGAAGTCAAGAAAATCATTGCGATTGTCGAAGAATTCATCGCGAATAAAAAACTCGTTTGTTATGGTGGAACCGCTATCAATAATATCCTCCCAGAAGACGCCCAATTTTATAATAAAGATATTGAACTCCCGGATTACGATTTTTATTCAGACAATGCCCTTGACGATGCGAAGGAACTTGCTGATATTTATTATAAGGCCGGGTATGAAGATGTAGAAGCCAAGTCAGGTGTCCATCACGGAACGTATAAGGTCTTCGTGAATTTCACAGGGATTGCGGATATTACGCAGATGGAACCGGCGTTATTCAAAGCAATCTCTCGAGATGCGATTATTAAAAAGGGGATTCGATATGCTCCACCGGATTTTCTTCGGATGGCGATGTATTTAGAATTGTCGCGTCCAGATGGCGATGTATCGCGCTGGGAGAAGGTTCAGAAACGCTTGACCTTATTAAATAGTCACTATCCACTTAAGGGGTATGACTGTGATAAAATAGAGTATCAGCGTGGTTTTGGAGATAGTGGAAACACCGGAGAGGTGAGCATCTCTCGAACACGGCGGTCGCGTGGTGGTGGTGGCAACAACAGTGCAAAAGCATTGAAGCGTAAAGCCATCATAACTGTCATTCGTAAGTATCGCAATTTAGGTTCATACTTAAAACGTTTATATAACGTAGTTCCTTCGCACGAAGAAAAACTGGGAGACTTCAAGTATACAGTGGAAGAGGATCAACTCACGCATAGATATCGGTTAATTGCAATATACGAGAGATTTCTC